GCAAGGCATTCAAGGTAACCAAGGAGTTCAGGGCCCACAAGGAACTACGGGTATCCAAGGTCTACAGGGTCTGCAGGGAACTCAAGGATTTACTGGCGCACAAGGAACTACAGGTACCCAAGGTACGACGGGAACTCAAGGCTTCACGGGAACTCAAGGCGCTGTAGGTTCACAAGGTACTACTGGTACGCAAGGCACACAGGGCACGCAGGGCCTACAAGGTATTCAGGGGCCTCAGGGTACTCAAGGTCTGCAAGGTGTTGCGGGTGACCACTACAGCACGTCCTCTACAACCTCATTTACTCTTACCTCTGGTGGAACAACAACAATCACCATTGCACAAAATTATCAATACTCCACGGGCCAAAACATTGTGGTTGCTTACGACGCAACGCATATTGTCTACGGAACAGTTACATCCTATACACCATCTACTGGTTCATTAACATTTAGCAATGACCGTATCGTCGGTACTGGAACATTTGCTACATGGTCAGTCAACCTCGACGGCGCTGTCGGTATTCAAGGCGTTGTTGGTCCACAGGGTACAACAGGAACGCAGGGTACAACTGGTACTCAGGGAACCACAGGAACTCAAGGACTAACGGGTCTACAAGGACTTACAGGCTCGCAAGGCACAACAGGAACACAGGGTGCCACAGGAACACAGGGTCTTGTAGGAACACAGGGAACTACTGGTAGCCAAGGCGCAACTGGTGCTCAAGGTACTCAGGGTATTCAAGTTCAAGGTACAACAGGTTTGCAAGGAACGACGGGTACCCAAGGTATTCAGGGAACAACGGGAACTACTGCCGCAGACCCAACAGTTACATCCTTTTTATTGGGAGGAATGTAGGTAGTCTGCCCGCATGAATCTGGTCCAAAAATCGGTGCAACATGGCGGTAAATTAGCGCCTCTTGTAATCCCCACAGGGTTGACCTCTGGTACAGGACTAATGAATCCCTCTGTCTTTATTGACAGTGATGGGGACATCCTTGTTAACTTGCGCCACGTTAATTACACACTTTATCATTCCGAAAATACACAAAAGTTTCCCTCTCGATGGGGGCCGCTTTCTTACCTACATCCTGAGAAAGACCAGCGCCTTGTTACAGAGAACTATCTCTGTCGTCTCAACACCGACCTAGTAATGACTGACCATACCAAGGTAGATATGCTCTCCTTGCATCAGCCTATCTGGGAGTTTGTTGGCTTAGAAGATGCCCGTCTTGTGCAGTGGGATGACCAGTACCATTTAATCGGCGTTCGTCGTGATACCACTACCAATGGTGTGGGTCGTATGGAGTACAGCACTATAGAGTTAGATAAAGATAACTGGAGCGCCAAGGAAATCCATCGGGCACGCATACCTGCTCCTGCTCCTGACCAGTCTTATTGTGAAAAGAACTGGGTTCCCGTTGTAGATAAACCACATCACTTTATTAAGTGGACAATGCCTACGGAGTTGGTTAAGGCTAACCCAGAGGACAGTACATGCGAACAGGTGTTCGTAAAGCCAACATTCCCATCACCTGCTGACCAGCGGGGCAGTTCCCATCTTATTCGTTGGGGAAACATGTATATCTCCATTACACACGAAGTTGACCTATTTAAAAACTATCTCAATCAAAAAGACGGCATCTATAAACATAGATTGGTGCTATGGGATGACCAGCTTAATATCGTTGGGCTATCTCCTGAACCATGGACCTTCTTAGATGCTCGCATTGAGTTCTGCGTGGGCGCCGCTAAGCTTGGCGAAGACTTATTAATAAGTTTTGGATTTCAGGACAATGCGGCATTTGTGCTGCAGGTTCCCAAACTGATTGTTGAAGACATGATTATGGAGGCGCTGACCTATGAGCATTGAGGAGCTAGTAGTAGCGCTATCTAATGACCCCTTTAATCCTGAGCTTAACTTTGCCTGCGCCGTTGAATACCATCGCCTCAACCAAACAGCTTCGGCTGTCTCGTTCTACTTGCGGACCGCTGAGTATGGCAGTGGCGTTCTTGTGTACACTTCTTTGTTAAAAGTAGCACAATGTTTTGAAGACCAAAACGACCGAGTCAATACCGTTAGCAACTGCATCTTGCAAGCAGTGGCGTACATGCCGCAAAGACCAGAGGCTTACTTCCTCATGTCACAGTTCCATGAGCGAAACGGCAACTGGCAGGAGTGCTACACCTGGGCAACCATGGGCCTTGCGTGCGATAGCTATAAGGAACTACCTGCATCTATTGGTTATTATGGCAAGTACTGTTTGACATTTGAGCAGGCTGTGTCTGCATGGTGGATTGGTCGCAGAGACGAAAGCAAAGAACTTTTTGAGCACTTAAATACCCTACCTCTTGCCCCTGAATATAAAACTTCTGTAGAGAGCAACTTGCAGAGGATGTGGTGATGCTTTTTGATATTGGCGCCAATAGGGGCGACGCCACCCTTGCTGGTTTAAATAAGGGACACAAAGTTATCGCCCTAGAACCAGCGCCCGCCATCTATGCGGAGTTAGTAAAAAACTTTATCTACAACCCCAACGTTGTGCCGTTGCAGTTGGCCGTGTCTGAAGAAAGTAACAAGCGCCTAGAATTTTACGAGGCACAAGAAGACGGTCTTTCCACCTTAAACAAAGACTGGCTTACTAGCCCAGAGATGCCCTATAACGGAAAACCATTTCGCACAACTCAAGTCTCTACCATTAACGTGGATGACCTTGTACAGCTCTATGGAATTCCAGACCTCATTAAGGTCGATGTAGAGGGAGCAGAATGGTCAGTATTTAAAGGCATGACACAAAAGTATGGAGTGCTAACATTTGAGTGGACAGATGTCACGCTGGATGAACACCAGAAGCAGCTTCAGTACCTAGCTGGTTTGGGATATACCGAGGTTGCTCCTCAGTTTATTCTGCAACATCTGCGGGAGCCCTACGAGACACATTGGCACGATATCTCAACATTTAACTTTGCTGAATGGCTTGTAGAGGCCGCCCCCTATTGGGAAAATGGGTTGTGGAGAGAGGCTATGCTCCGCAAAACAGCGGATGTAGGCATGTGCTGGGTTAGATAAGTTTTACCCGTACAAATGGCGCATCTCCCCCGATAATTGAGGCACCATTACTAAGGAGTCATCTTGGCAACTACTTACTCCATCCTAGGGCAAACACAGGCTGCCACATCAGCCACCCTGCTCTACACCGTCCCATCTTCTACTCAGGCGGTTATCTCTAGCATTGTTCTCTGCAACACCACCACCTCTGCAGCCACAGCTACCGTGTACTGCAACAAGGCGGGTACAACGAACACCGCTGCAACAGCGATTGTCTATCAGCAGACCATCCCAGCTCTGACTACCCAGACCTACACCTTGGGCATCACCATGACTAACGGTGGAACTGCAGACACGTTGTATGTCCAATCAGGTACAGCCTCAGCAATTACTGCAACAGCATTTGGAAGCCAGATACAGTAATGGCACAAAATAACCAACCAGGTACACATGTTGTCACAGACAACGCTGTTGGTACCCGTGTTTTCGTAGGTAACACAGCTCCCTCATACCCAACGGTTGGCGACTTGTGGATTGACAGCACAACTGGTTCGTCACCTAACTTTGCGATTACTACCTATACCGCAACTGGTGGAGAAACATCGGTCACTGCTCCGTACACCGTTAACTTTGAGCTTGTCTACTTGAACGGCGTAAAGCTCATCCGCAACGCTGACTACACGGCTTCTAATGGAACATCCATCACTGGTCTATCTCCAGCGCTTACCGCTGGTGATGTTGTTGAAGTAGTTGCCTTTACTAGCAGCGCTGTCAACGGTTCTATTCCAGCCTCTACAGTTACCGCTGCTGGTGACCTTCTTATCGGTACAGGAAATGGAACAGTTAGCCGTCTAGGAATTGGTTCCTCTGGTACGGTGTTAGTAAGTAATGGAACCACCGCTTCATGGTCAAGTGTTGACCAGGATGCGTTCGCCTTCTCATTGATGACTATAGGAGCGTAAGCAATGGCTTTTACACCAAAAATTCTAGGACAGGCTAACGCCACTACATCTACAACGGCCCTTTATACCGTGCCAGCTGCAACAGGAACTGTCGTCAGCACCTTGGCCGTAGCTAACACCACAACCTCATCTGCAACAGCAACGGTGTGGATTTGCAAGGCTGGCGCTTCAACGTCAACAACTAACGTTCTGCTCTCTGGTGTCTCTGTACCAGCAAGCAACACAACCTTTTTTACTCTGGGCCTTACCTTAGCGGCAACGGACGTTATCAACGTCACCTCTGGTACATCGGGCGCCCTAACATTCCACGCTTATGGAAGTGAGTTGGCATAATGTCAGTATCTAACGCAGCCGCTGCTGCTTCTGGTTCTTCTGGCTCGCTTACTCTTGCTAATACATTTACAGCAACTTCTGGAAGCACTCTGTATGAATCAACCACTCCTTTAATAATCGGTACTTACACCGTAACAACCAGCCCAGCAACCTCAGTAGCAAACATAGACTTTTGGAATGGAACCACATACATCGGGTCTGCAATTACTGTAAATGGGTCTGTGACCTATGCTTTAGCAACAGCAGCAACTAAGTTTTACTACTCTTCGCAACAAGCTGGAACAGTCATAAGCATGCAGCAGACTGGACAATCTGTAATAGTTGCAGGAATAAGCGGAACTCTAGACACCATCACTTCTTCTACAACGTACACTCAATCAGGTCCTGCTTACGTTGTTGTTGTGGGTGGCGGTGGTGGTGGCGGTTCTATCGCTTCTGGTTCTGGTGGTGGAGGAGGTTCTGGTGGTGTTCTTTCTAGCCCATACACCCTTACAGGCTCAACTACTGTAACTATTGGCGCAAAAGGCAACGGCGGCTCTGGTACCAGCGGAAATGCTGGTGGTGCCACTATTTTTGGAAACCTGACTGCTAACGGTGGTGGAGGCGGTAATGGAGGAACTACGGGTGCAGGTGGCGGAAATGCTGGTACACCTGGCGGAGCTGGTGGTGGAAACAGCAGCTATGGCTCAAATGCAAACATTGGTGGTACATCCGTTATTCCATATCCATTTGTAGTTTCAGGGACAACTGGTGGCGGTGGCGGTGGCGTTGCTTACAACAACAATGGTGGAGGAAATGGCGGTTCTGCTGGCTCTGGTATTGGTACTGGTGGAGCTGGTAGTGGAGGAAACGCAAACGGTTATGGAGCAGGCGGGGGCGGAGGTACATACAGTGGAAACGCTGGAGGAGCTGGGTCACCTGGAATTGTTTACGTACTGAGAGGACTTAGTGCATAATGGCTGAATTTGCAGTTATTGAAAATGGCGTTGTAACGAATACAATTATTGCTGTCACCCTTGAGATTGCTCAAGAAGTAACTGGAAAAACATGTGTCGAATACACCGAAGATTCACCAGCTGGAATTGGTTGGTCGTACGATGGTACAAACTTTACTGCCCCAGTAGAGGAGCCTAAATAATGTCACGTGCCAGAAACCTTGCTAGTACAATAGCAAACATCACTGCAAAGGGAGATATCCTTGTTGGTATCTCTGCTGGTGCAGAAACAAACCAGACCCTTGGTTCTAACTATCAGTCGCTCATCGTGGACACATCTACAACAGACGGTGTTCGCTGGGGCGATGACATCACAATCCTCGACGTTATGGGAGCTAAATAAATGGCAGTAACAGCAAAAACATTGGCTCGTGTAGCCGCTGCAACCTCAAACACGACTCTCTATACCGTTCCGACCACTTCTACTACAACAGTAGTCACCAACGTGGTAGTCACTAATACCTCAGCTTCTTCAGGTACTTTTACTTTGAACCTTGACGGTGTTGCTTTGCTTAGCGGTGTTGCACTTGCAGCTAACTCATCAGCATTTTTTGATATGAAGCAAACACTACAGGCTAACGCAACGCCTAAAATCATTTCTGGCTCTGCATCAGCAACAACAATGAACTTTCACATTAGCGGAGTAGAAATAGTTTAGTATGGGATATTCTACTTATCCACCAGTATCGTCCTCAACGGGTTCAAGCACGTCTCTTGATGTGCTTCCTACAAAAATACCTACTGGTATGTCTCTTCGTGCAACATACACTACAACCACTAACAGCCTATCGTTTCCTAACACTAACGTATACGCTGTGTTAGTTGGTGGAGGTGGCGGAAACCTCGGTGGTGGAGGAGCGTGCGTTCAAGGTTACATTCAAGCTCCGACATCTGTAATTGTGGGGGCTGGAGGCTCTGCAGGTAACTGGGGCGGAGCAACAATGGTAGGAAACTTTACAGCTATGGGCGGAGCACCCGCTAGCTTGGCTGGCTCTGGTGGCGCAGGAGGCGGCGCAACTGGCGGTGGTTCCGCTTCTTGGATATTTAGCGGAGCAGCTGGGTACCCAGGTTCAGTGGCTGGAAGTGGCGGAGGAACCAACACCACAGGCAACGCTGGATTAGCTGGCCCTGGCGGTGGCGGAAACGCTGGCGGCTCATCTACGTTGTTTGGTACTACCTATGCCGCTAACTCTTCTGGCGGCGCTGGAATTCTTGCCGCTTCAAACTCTGGTTGCGGCGGCTCTGGTGGCGGTGGTGGTGGCGCCAGTTCAACTGGCGGCGGTGGCGCTGTTCTCATCTATTACTAAAATTATTATTAACAATTGACAAAGGAGTACCACAATGGGTAGCTATGTAGTGCCAACCCCTGTAACGGCATCGGGTGGCCCGACGCCTCCAGTTTACCCTTCCAACATTCCTACAGGAATGTCTTTGCGTGCAACGTATACAACTACTACCACAAGCTTATCTTTTCCAAACTCTACTGTTTACGCTGTTCTTGTTGGCGGAGGTGCGGGGGGCTCTACTAACGCTCCTTCAGCATACGTCTCTTCTGATGGAGGTGGAGGTGGTGGTGGCGGAGCTGTTATTCAAGGCTATATCGCTGCTCCAACAGCAGTGACTATTGGTGCGGGTGGAGCGCCAGGCGCTTGGGGTGGAGCTACGGTTGTTGGCTCTTTAGTTGCTCCAGGAGGTTCTCCAGGAGGTGTTCCACCAACTGGTTATGGTGCAGGTTCTGGTGGCGCAAATGGAAGTGGAAGCAACGCTTATCCCGTGACTCCTGCTGGTTCATTAGGTTTTTCGTCAGGCGGCGTTGGCGGATACCCAGGAGGAGGACGTAACTCTGGACGTGGATGTGCGGGTTCAGGAACTCCTGGCGGACCTGGAACTTCTGGAGGCGGTGGTGGTGGTGGTGGGCACCACGGCGGTGGTGGTTGTGGAAACGGCGGTGCAGGTGGCGCTGGCGGTCCTGGTTTTGGTGGTCCTGGCGGTGGTGGTGGCGGAGGCGGTAGCTCTTCAACAGGTGGTTTTGGAAGCTTAGGTGCTGGCGCAGGTGGCTCATCTACATTTATGGGAACAACTTACACGGGACCTGGTGGCGGAGGAGCTGGAATCCTTGCTTCAGCCAACACGGGTTGCGGAGGTTCAGGTGGCGGCGGTGGAGGCCAGCAGGGTACTGGCGGCACTGGTTGCGTGTTGATTTACTACTAAGGAGAAAAATATGCCAAAATTTGCAGTGTTAAATGGTAACTCTGTTGCTAACGTGATTATGTCTGATTCACAAGAAATTGCTGAAGCGGCTACGGGTCATCAATGCGTAGATTTAACCTCTAATCCAGAAGTGGGTATCGGAGATACCTATGATGGCTCTACCTTTACCGTACAGCCAAAGCCAAACCTTATTACTGAAGATTTAAGGAGTGAACATGCCTAAGTATGATTATGTATGCCCTTCTTGTGGACATACTTATTCAGAAGTTAGAGATATTTCACACCCACAATTTAAAACTAAATGCAACGTCTGTTTAGACGTTGATTATCAAGAAGCACTGTAAAGGATAGATAATGGCAGTTAAAAGATGGAATGGAACTAGCTGGGATATCTATGCTGGCGCTGATACCTCATTAGTCAAGCCTGCCAATATCACGGCTAAGGGCGACATTTTAGTGGGCACCTCTGCTGGAGCTATTACCAACGTATCCGTTGGCTCTAATACTTATGTACTCACTGCAGACTCAACACAAACATCTGGGGTAAAATGGGCGCCAGGGTACTCAGCGCCAACCCTTGGTTCAACCAGTATTACTTCTGGAGCTACTGTAACATCGATAACTGGTCTTACCGTTACAGGCCCAGACCACATTCTCTCCAGCACTTATTCGTATAGCTCTTTGTCAGACAAGAGCATTTTAGACATGATGGGAGCCATCTAACATGGCAGCAACACCGAGAGCGCTTGCCCGAACAGCTGCAGCTACAACAAACACAACTTTGTATACTGTTCCTAACACTACTACCACGACTATTGTCTCTAATGCTGTTGTAGTTAACACCACTACTTCTACCGCAACTTATACTTTAAACTTAGATAGCGTACCTGTTGCGTCTTCAATCTCCCTCGCTGCGAACGCAACTACGTTTATTGACTTGAAGCAGGTTCTTCCCGCAAATGCAACCCCTAAAGTTATCTCGGGCTCAGCGTCAACTACCGCAGTGTACTTCCACATTAGTGGTATTGAACTTTCTTAAGGAGTAATAATGGGTTCTTATACACTGGGTGGAAATACTTCTGGTTCTGCAAACAACGTTGTTGGAGCAGGTTCTTCTAGTGGCGCAAAATTTCAGCGCATAATTAACACGACTACCAACGGACTTACTTTTCCTACTAATATCCTCTATGCAACCGTTATTGGAGCAGGGGGCGGTGGTGGCTCAGGTGGAGGAAACTCAGGCGGCGGTGGCGGTGGTGGCGGTGGTGGCGGCTACACTTTTGGTGTAGTACTTGCTGCTCCTTCAGCTACCGTTGGGGTTGGTGGAAACGCTGGTGCTGGTGGAAATAACGGAGCTGGTGCAGGAGGTGGTCCTGGTGGCTCTAGCAGCTACGGAGGTCAGTCTGCAACGGGTGGCGGTGGCGGAAATGGTGGGCCAGCTAACGCTACAAACGGAACGTCAAGCGGAGGAGCTGCAGGCACCCCTTCAGGCTCTGCAAATGCTGGAACGGGAGGTTCGTCAGGTAACGGCGGCGGCGGTGGCGGTTCTGCTGGTACTCCCAATTTAACGACTAATGATTTTGCCGTTGGTCCAGGCTATGGCGGTAATGGGGGTAGCGGTGGAGCTGGCGGAGCAGCAGGTAATGGTGGAGGAGCTGGAACAAATGGGGCAGTCGCTTTTTATTACTAAGCCTCAAAGGTTAGACGAGTACCCTAAAGTAAAGTTGTTTGCTGTTCTTACGGAAGACCATACAGTTATTGATGGTGTTCTTTATGACAGCCTTGCTACTGCTCAAAAGGCACATCCTGATAGAATCATTGTTCAGATGTTTTTAGAAAATTCCCCCCTAGAAGTAGGGCAAAAAATGAAGGAAGTGGACAAGTGGCTAGATTTGCAGTCATCGTTGATGGAATAGTAACAAACCTTATTGCTGCTGATACTTTGGCGGATGCAGAGGAAGCAACTAAGAGCACATGTGTCCCTGACAATCCTAGTGCACCAGCGTGGATTGGGCTTAGTTGGGATGGCACTTCTTTTGCCCAACCAACACCTACAGAATAGTGTGATAAAGTAGCCCTACTTAACAAAGGACTACTATATGGCTCGTATTACATTTACTGATATACATAATCCTAAAGGTGCACTAGAAAAACCACGACCAGCAGTAGATTACATACCTGAATGGTATAAAAATGCTAGGCCGTATTTAGACCCTAGCGGAAAAAAAGCACCCACTTTAAACCAAACTCCTAACGCAACCATTAAAAGGTGCATGCCAATTTGGGACATGATGACCGCAGGATACATCATGGAAACTCCGTATGACATCTATGTTCGGCAAACCCCTGATGGACCCATATTTCAATGGGGTGGAGAAAATGTTTTAACGTTTCAATCATTGGACCAGTTCCAAAATCACCCACATTTTAAAGACCTTGGTTACGCAGTTCGTATAGAAATTCCGTGGTCAATTAAGACCCCTAAAGGTTGGTCGATTATGGTTATGGAGCCTCAACACCATGAACCAGGAATCCTTACTTGTGCAAGCGGCATTGTTGATACCGATACTTTTTCTCTTCCATTTAACATGTTTTTAAAGCTAAGGGACCCAAATTTTGAGGGCATGATTCCCGCAGGAACTCCATTTTTACAGGTAATCCCCTTTAAACGAGAAAGTTGGGTATCTGTTTTGGGGACTAAAAAGCACGTCGATAAGTTTCTTATGGACGTTAAAAGGTTTAATCGTGTTTTCTTTGACCGATATAAAAAGTTTTGGTGGAACAAAAAGGAGTACAAGTGAACATTACTTTTACAGATGTTATGGGAATTCCTAAAGAGTTTTTTCCTAAACCAGCTTCTTCATCCATACCAGATTGGTATAAGAATATGGACTCGTACATGGCTAAAGGAAAGATTCCTGATGGAAATGGGATGACTACAGCGACGATTAAACGTTGCATGCCAGTGTTTGATGCTATAAGTAACGGTTATATTTTGCACACTTATGCTGATGTTTATATTAAACAAGTTCCTATAGACTATGTGGACAAAGAGCACTTTGAAAAAACTAAGGAAAGCAGATTTCTTTCAAAAGAAGAAGTGGAAGAAAAAGGGATGCCTACAACGCAAGCTCATTACGAGTGGCCTTCTTTTGGCCCTATACAATTTCATCCAGTAGAACAAGCCCCTAATCATCCAAACAGGAATGGAACTCCGAACTCTTATCCCAAATGGATAAACCCTTGGTCAGTTAAAACCCCAAAAGGGTACTCCACACTGTTTATACAACCTATGCACAGAGAGTCTGTATTTACTATACTTCCTGGTATTGTTGACACGGATGAGTATGATTCACCAGTTAACTTCCCATTTGTACTTAACGACCCTAAGTTTGAAGGAATGATTCCTGCGGGAACCCCAATGGCACAGATTATTCCTGTTAAAAGGGACGCATGGTCTATGAAAATAGGTACAGAAGAAGACTTAGAGCATCAAAAAGAAACAACAATTAGGCTTAGAACATCTATCTTTGATTCATACAAAAACAAGTTTAGACAACTAAAAGAGTATAAGTAATGTCTATAAATAAGTTTGAGTTTTACACCACAGAAGAAGCATTTCCAAACATAACTTCTGGTACAAGTAACATTCCTGAATGGTATAAAGGCGCTGCTCCGCTAAAGCCTATAAAAAGGCTGCCTGTAACCGATGGTATGAAGGCTTGTATGCCATTTTTAGACTCTTTCTTAACGGGATACCAAATACCTTTGCATCTAGATATTGCAGTAGAGCAAATAAACGGTAACCCCATAATTACTTGGAGAAGAGGGGACTTAAAAGCGGTAGATGTTAGAGAGCGAAATGAAAGCTCTACAATGCCTATACCTCATGGTTGCTCTCCTATTGAGTTCCTTTGGTATCACCAAACTTGGATTCGTGTGCCAAAAGGCTATAGCATCCTCGCTATCCATCCATTAAATAGGTTTGATTTGCCTTTTGTTACTGGTAGTGCTGTAATCGATGCGGACTCTGTTTTTGGTCCAGGAAATGTCCCCTTCTTTTTAAAAGAAGGCTTTGAAGGAGTCATTCCTATGGGAACTCCTATTATGCAAGTGGTCCCTTTTAAGAGAGAATCATGGGAAGCTAAAGAAACAAAATCGGTGTTTATAGACGGACAAAAGTTTAGAAACAAATCCGTCTTAAAAGGACGTGGTTTTTACAAAAATAACTTATGGCATAAAAAGGAGTACAAATAATGGCATCTAAAAAAGACACACTGACTATTGGTTGGTGCGACAACGGCATGACCGATGGCAAATTTACGCAGGGACTTGTCTACACCATCCTTGAGGCACCTAAGATGGGCATCAACGTCACTCACAGCGTCCGTGTGCACGGCAATCAGATTGGTCGCCAGCGCCAGGTGCTCATTGACGGATGGTACGACCAACTCAAAACCGACTGGATTCTTTGGGTAGATAGCGACATTGCTCTAACTGCTGACGTGCTCCAAAAGCTATGGGAGACAGCCCATCCTGTCTTGCGCCCAATCGTCTCGGGCATCTACTTTGTCTCCAAGCAAGATGAGGGAACCCTAAAGTTTCCACTGCCTGTCATCTTCAACGACATTGACGAGCACACCATCCAGCACATCCATCCTCTGCCTGTCAACGAAGTCATCAAGGTAGACTGCGCTGGCTTTGGTCTTGTTCTCATGCACAAGTCAGTGGTTGAGAAAATGCGTAAGGAATTTCCTAATGAGTCTCTCTTTGCAGAGAAAGAAGGTCTGGGAAGAGAGTACGTCAGCGAAGATATCGTCTTCTTCCGCAAGGCAAAGGCGGCTGGTATTCCTGTTCACGCTCACACGGGCGCCCTTGTCAAGCATATGAAGCGCTTTGACTTTGACGTCAATTACTACGAGCTGTTCTGGTCAAACTACAAGGAATAATAGACCTGATTTTCTAGACCCTGTGCGGGACAATTGCTGTCATGCGTGGCACACAAGTACAGGGTCGCTTCAAAGTAGAGTTTGAGCACCAATCTATCGACGAGGGAATCGTCGATGAGTTGCGTGCGCCTGTAGGAACCACCGTCAACTGGTATGTGTGGGACCAGGACTATTTCACCAATAATCCCGACATTGTCCTTGACGATATCTACGACGTTTCCAATCAGACCGTTGGTCAGGGTCGCCGTTGGAAAGACCCCTTTGAAATGCCTGTCGTCATGGCTCAACTCCTACGCTCCACCAACATCATGAATGAGCGTGGATTTTACGTGACGGACACCTTGCGTTTAGTTATCCCTGTGGTGGACGTCCAGCGACTCCTTCCATCTATGGTGGGAAATCCATCAAACCACATTAAAGACCGTATAGAATTTCAGGGCGAAATCTTCATCCCTACTCGTGTACTTACACGTGGACGGTATGCAGACAACTACGCCGTCTTTACCATTGACTGCAACCAGGTCAATTCTGAGGAAATGGTTAACGACGTTCAGTTCCAATCTTTTGTTCAGTAATGTATTGTTAGTACACCCAACCCCCTATTGAAAGGCACCACATGTCAGACGTAACTCCAGTATCACCTGCTGATACAACAGCAGCTGTGACCACAGACGCAACAACCGCTCCTGCTGCAGATGCAACAGCACCAGCTGCAGACGCAACAACCGCTCCAGTAGCTGCTCCAGCAGATGCCGCAGCTCCTGCTGCAGACGCAACAGCACCAGCTGCTGCTGCTCCAGCAGACGCAACAACTGACGCAGCTCCAGCTGACGATTCAGCTGCTCCTGCAGATGATTCAACTGACTCAGATGACGATTCAGATGATGACTCAGACGATGATTTCGATGACGAAGACTTCGATGACGAAGACTTTGACGACGAAGATGACGAAGACGACGCTGAATAAGAAAGGCTAAACAATGGCTAAGAAAGCTGCTCCTGTAAGCAAAGGCAAGGTCGAAAAGGTAATGAAGGAATACAAAGAAGGAAAACTTCATTCTGGCTCAAAGACTGGTCCCGTTGTGAAATCAAAGAAGCAGGCTACAGCCATCGCTCTTTCTGAGGCTCGTAAGGCTTCTAAAAAGAAGTAATGTTTACCAGACTTAAGCCCGCACCAGTTCCGTATCCTAATGGAGGAGGTCTTGCCGCTATGAACAAGAAGCAATCTGCTTCTCAAAAGCTAGAGGTTGAGGCTATGCGAAAGAAGCATGAAGCGGAACTGGCACGGCTTAAGGAAAAGCATTCTAAAGAAAATAAGCCCATGACACCAAAGGCAAAGTAATGGCAAAAACTATTAAGATTAAAGGCGAAGGCCACACAATCAAGAAGAACAAAAAGGGCGATGTGATTGTTGACCATGCAGGTAATAAGGGCAAGTACGACAAGATTGACTTGACCAAAAAGACTAAAGGTAAAGTCAAGACCATCGACCAAGGCGTAAAGGCCACTAAAGATTGGCATAAGAAGAATGGCTAAAGCAAAGTTAGGTTCAGGAGCCCGCTTCAAGAAAGTTGAAGAAGAGGCAAAGAAGTCTGGTGCCAAGAACCCTGCTGCAGTTGCAGCGGCTGCTGGCATGAAGAAGTACGGCGTTAAAAAGATGGAAAAGATGGCACAAAAGGGCAAGAAGAAGTAAATGGCAGAGTCACCAGCATGGCAACGCAAAGAGGGTAAGAACCCTAAAGGCGGTCTCAATGCCAAGGGTCGTGCATCTGCAAAGGCAGAAGGACATAACCTAAAGCCTCCTGTTAAGAAGGGCGACAATCCTCGTCGTGCATCTTTCTTAGCTCGCATGGGTAACATGCCAGGTCCAGAGCGCAAGCCTAATGGCGAACCAACTCGCCTTCTATTGTCCCTGCAAGCATGGGGCGCATCATCTAAGGCTGACGCTAAGAAAAAGGCAGCATCTATTTCTAAGAAGAACAAAAGTGGCAAGTAAGCCAGTCTGGGAGAAAAAGAATCCCAAAAAGAAATCCACTCCTCTGTCTTCTGGACAGAAGGCAGCGGCTAAAGCCCGTGCTGAAAAAGCGGGTCGTCCATATCCGAACGCCGTAGATAACATCTGGGCGTCTCGCCAATCGAAAGGAAAATAACATGTGCAAAGCATGTGGATGCGGTTGCTCAAAGCCTAATTGCAAGGGCGCCTGCAAGAAGAAGCCTTCTACCAAGAAGCCTTCAACCAAAAAGGGCAAGTAATGGCTAAAGAGCTTTCCCCTAAGCAAAAGAAGATTGCCGCTATGGGCGGTAATCCAAAGAAGATTGACTCCGCAGATTTTGCTGCTCTTCGCAAAGGCAAGAAGATGTCAACAGCCAAGAACCCAAAGGTTATTACTAACCGAAAGAAGGGCATGTAATGGCTAAAAAGATGTCGGATGCTGCTCAAGATGCTAAGGTCATGAAGAACATGACCCCAAAGCAGATGGTAGAGTTTAAAAAAGCAGATAAAAAAATGGACAAGAAACCTATGTCCAGAAAACGGGATACAGAATTGGACCAAAAACTTGCTAAAAAAATTAAAGGAAAAAAGTAAGTCTATTCAGTTCTACCCTGTAGCAAATGACGTACCCAGCTACTCCCCTGCTCCATCTACGGGGACGTCAGGAAACATCCCTGACTGGGTACGCCAGATGCCAAAATACACAGATGGACAAACAACCTTTATTTATGAAGGTGGTTCATCTAATTTAACTATAAAAAATTGTTTACCATTTTTAGAAGCTCACACTTCTGGCTATGTGATGACTTTGCCTTGCGACATCCAGGTTCGCCGACTAGACAATGGAACCCCTAGGTTGACCTGGGGTCCTACTATTCCTGACCCTGTTAGAGCCCGACCAACAGTGGAAAGCTATATTCCTCAAATGAATGGGTACGACCCACTAACGTTTAGTTGGATGCCCCAATGGTCTGTTATAACTCCTCAAGGGTACAGCTGCCAGTTTATTCACCCTTTAAACAGAATTGATTTGCCTTTCTACACCTTTGGGGGAGTAATTGACACAGATAAGTGGGGGGAAGCTGGAAACCATCCATTTGTCTTAAAGCAGGGTTTTAAAGGAATAATCCCAAAAGGAACTCCAATAGTGCAGGTAATCCCTTTTAAAAGGGATGATTGGAAGTCGACTGTTACGGACGATTTGGGGGGAAGGTACATGAAAAAAATTAGAGAAAGAGATAGCGTCCTTAAAGGATGGTATCGAAAAAATGCTTGGTCTAATAAATCTTATAGGTAATTTAACCCTGTAAATGCTTTCATAAATACGTATCCTTATCGATAACGGAACTCCGCTGCGGAGCCCGTCTACTGTTCCCACAGGTTGCGATAAAGGGGTTTGCTCATGGCTCACAAGCCTTGGTATGAAGAAGTTGCGGAAATGAATGACAAGAACGAACGAGAAGAATTTGTTCGTGGTGTCTTCGGCTTTCGCCCTAAAGAAAAACAACCCATCGTCGCAATGCTAGTCGCTGGTTATATAGGCGGTAAAGTTGCTTCGAAGGGTAAGCGTAAGTGAGCAAACTTAAGCACATACACAGCGCCCTGCATCAAGCAAGCCTAGATACAACCAGAGTCCTGGGAGCCCATCTTCGTTCTGAAACCCGTGCATCGGGTTGGCCCCATGAGATTACTCGTCGCATGCGAGTCTCCTATGATGGCGACTCATTCCATGTGCATTCCCATCCAGGCCATTCTGCACAAGTAACGGACCTGGAATATGGCACTCCTAGCACACAGCCAACAGCTGCTATTCGCCGTTTCTCCAACCGCACCCATGAGGCAGAGTCTTTCTTGACAAGTCGCATGCACCAACTCCTAGGGAAGTCACTATGACATTTCTTCTTTCTGAAGACAAGGCTCTTCGTGACTTGCTCAAGGGCATGACCGTTACTGACCAAAAGTCAGACGCATCAGGAACTGCCACTCGCAATGTGGGCGTGTACTTCGGTCAACCTGACCAAGAAGTTCGTCAACAGGCTTACCCATACATCACCATTGACATGATTGACATATCTGAAGATATCCAACGGTCTATGCGTGGTTTGGTTAAGCCCGTATATATGGCTGACCCCAACACCATGCCTGATGGTTCTAGCTATGATTCTGCAACAAATGATTGGTATATCCACTGGCCTATTCCAGTAAACATCGATTACCAAATCACTACATATGCCCGTCAACCACGGCACGACCGTGAGCTATTGGCGCAGATTATGTACAACAAGATTCCATTGCGGTTCGCCGTACTGGAGGTCGACGACAATACTTCTCAAGGAACTATTCGTCGTATCGACGTTCTGGACATCGCAAAGCGTGACGTCACAGAACAAGGAAAGCGTTTATTCGTAAACTCTTTCACGGTGCGAGTCTCTAGCGAGATTGCGCCCGAACTTTACAAGTCCGCATATAAGGCGCTCGAAGTCGTTGTTACAGGCACGGAAGGCACGTTTGTTCAAGGACAAACACAGCCACCGTTTACAGCCGTTGATTCGTTCACTATAACGAGATAACTCGGAACCCACCCCAACTAGTTAAGGAGAAAAAATGGCTTATAGCCGCCCAGGTGTGTACATCACCGAAACACTTCTTTCTGCCCCTATTACAGCGGTAGGAATTGCTAATGCTGCTGGCGCCGTTGCTGCACCTTTTGCACAAGGCCCAGAAGCCGTCACTCGTGTGACATCATGGTATGAGTTCGCCACTCGTTTTGGTGGATACAATGCCGCATTCCCAGCAACCTTTGGAGTAGCTCAGTTCTTCTCTAATGGTGGACGTGAACTCTTTGTTAAGCGCATCCTTCACAGCGATGCAGCTGCTGCAAGCATTCAGCTCATGACTTCAGGAAGCACTTCTGTTGCAACCATCACAGCTAAGAACCGTGGAGCTGATGGCAACAACCTTCGTGTCACTGTTGAGACAGGTACTGTCAGCAGCACCTACACTCTCAATGTTTACAAGGAAGGCGTTGCAGGCACCGCTATGGACGTCACCAATGACGTTCTTCTTGAGCGTTATGAAAACGTTGTCTTTAACGACTCTACCTCAAGCGACTACGCTCCAACTGTTGTGAACATCGTTTCCCCTAACATCACTATCAGTGCAACAGCATCAGGAGTTCCTGTTGCTACTGTATATCCATTGACTGGTGGTTCTGACGGTGGAAACATCTCATCTACAGACTACACCGCTTACAATGGCGGAAGCACATCTGTCTTTGAGGAGTTCACCTCATTTGACCGTGCTTTTGTTCTCTTCTTGCCAAATATCAACTCTTACATTAACTCTGGAGTTTCTGGCATCTACTCGGCAGCTATTTCATGGGCAGAGGCTAACGACGGCTTTGTTGTCGTTGAGACCCCTGAGAATGAAACCACTGCAAACGCAATTACCTATGCAGCAGGATTGACTTCATCAAGCAACGCTGCTGTCTACTTCCCACACCTTTACATCACTGACCCAATTGGTCGCAGCAATCAAGCTCTTCGCAAGGTTGGCCCATCGGGTGCTGTTGCTGGTTTGTACTTGGGTACAGATGCAACTAAGGGTGTTTTCAAGGCTCCTGCAGGAATTAACTTGCCTTTGCAGGGAATCATTGCAACCGAGAAGTCCTTCTCGTCTGCAGAGCTAGACAGCCTTAACTCTGGTACTTCTCCAGTTAACCCTATCCGTCAAGTTCCAGGTGCTGGCCTTTCTGTTATGGGCGCTCGTACTTTGAAGCAAGATGGCACAGCAAACAAGTATGTCAACATGCGCCGTTCCTTGATTTACATCAAGAAGCAGCTCAAGTCATTGACAGAGTTTGCTATCTTTGAGAACAACGACGAAATCTTGTGGCAACGCATTCGTACCGTTCTCGACGTGTTCTTGAACCAGTACCGTAACCAAGGTGGTTTGCGTGGCGCCAATAGCGCTCAGGCATACTTCATTGTTTGCGACGGAACCAACAACACTGCAGCATCTATCCAAAATGGACAAATCAATATCCAAGTTGGTGTGGCGCTTCAATATCCAGCAGAGTTCATCGTCATCGACCTCAGCCAAAAGACGCTGAACTAATCTAAGGGAGATATACACACATGGCAACAATTAAGAACAACCGCTCAACGTTAGCCACAGACCCAGTACGTAACTTTCGGTTCTTGGTTAACTTTAACTTCCACGACAGTGCAAGTTCTGCAACCACGTCTGTAACCACCGTCCCTATGGGCTTTACCTCGGTATCAGGAATGGCTGTAACAACAGACTCTATTCCTTACCGTGAAGGTGGATACAACACCACAGTTCACCAGATTCCAGGACAGACCACTTTTGCTCCTTTGATGTTGCAACGTGGCGTCATCCTTGGAAGCCGTCAGAACTGGGATTGGATGAAGCAGCTGTTCGCAACCGTACAAGCTGGTGGCAGCACTTTGGCTTTGGGTAGCGACTTCCGTTGTGATATCGAAATCCAGGTACTTAACCACCCAATCACCTCATTGGGCGCAGACGTCCTCAACGGTGGAACCGCTACTTCAAACCCAACAGCTGCGTCTGTTGGTACAGACGAAGTAGCAATGCGTTTTATGGTTTACAACGCATGGCCTACCTCTGTTGCGTACTCTGACCTCAACGCTGGCGACAACGCTCTCTTTGTAGAGCAGATGTCTCTTGTCCATGAGGGCTTTGACCTCAACTGGGGAACAACCTCCACCTCAAGTGGAACAACCGTCTTTACAAGCGCACCAGCATTCTAATCTAACAAAGGAATAACATGACGAACACCATTAGTGCAGCGGCTAATCCCGCATTGGCAAAC